TCGAGCTTCGCGCTGCCCCAGACTTCGAGGTTCCCGCCGACCTGCGCCAGAGCGTCGAGCTTCGCGCTGCCCCAGACTTCGAGGTTCCCGCCGACCTTGGTAAGCGCCAGAGCGTCGAGCTTCGCGCTGCCCCAGACTTTGAGGTTCCCGCCGAAGATTCCGCGATGTTTTTTGAGGTAAGGATAGAGCCAGAGTGGGATAACGTCATTGACTGTGGCACCAATTAGCTTAAATCCGACCTTCGCGCGGGCAATCAGTTCCCCTCTTACCCGTTTTTCGTCGTACTCCGCATTGAACCACGACGGCCTTGTATCTTGATCGATCTGATAGACCCACGATGCGTAGTCGGCAAAGTCGATCTGAGTGTCTCTAGGGGTGATCTCCACGCGAAGAATGTTTGGGCCACGAGCGCCATCAGCGTGGAGATTATTCTTGGAAATTATTTCCTCGTGTGAATCACTGTCAGGAAGCCAAAGAACCTTATCTTTGGTGAGAACAAAACTCGCAAATTTACACATCGCCGTCCCTTCCTCTCGCTTGAATTCCCGGCTGCCCGTTTTGCGTGCGTGGCTGAAGCCTTGCGTAGCAGTACGGGCGCAACGTCTGTGGCCTTGCGGCGGCCGGGGAACTTGTTTGGTGCGCGGTGAGGAATCGCATCAGTGAGGCGCTCGGCAAGTAGAAGTATCCGCGCCAATCTTCAATGCCACTGTTTGTTTGAGCATCCAGTTTTGCCCGAAAGTTCGGGTCCGACGCTACCCGTAGGTCGATGCTCTTTCCAAAGCCGCGCACCTTTCGCCCTCACGGGCTTCTCGTTACCAGAGTTCGCCGTTGCCGGCTTGCGCTGGAGATTCCTGTTCGGACTGCTCAGGATCGGCCTGAGTCTCCGCTGGCCCCATCGTCACGTCCTCGGGGTTCGGCTTGTGGCCGGCGGGGAGATCGGATTCGGACGGCTTCTCCTGCCCCTTTCCATGCTCCAGAGGCTGCCCCTGGGACGCCCGCTTGCGCACTACCGCCTTGACCGCATCCGTCTTGCTCGGCGCCTGGTCGATGATCGCCCTGGTCTCGGAAGTAACAAACTCCGGTGCGCCCTCGATGGTCCGTGCTTCGTCGTCGTCCACAATGCCCGAGATGGAAAAGGCCATGCGCGCGCACTGCACGAACGCCCGGTTGCGAGTCATGCGAATGGGCATAGTCTGCCATGGGATAGTGTCGCGACGGCACTCGTGGGTGTACTCGGTGACCACCACCGGAAGAGCGCAGTCCTTGCGGTGAATCTTACAGGTCACCGCCTGGATGACACCTTTGTCGTTGAAGTGTTCCTCGAACTCGATGCCGTTCAACTGCGACTGCCGGTTGACGATGGCCGCCCAGCCGTCCACGCCGACCACGATCAAGAGCTTTCCCTTGGACCGGAAGGCGTAGATTTCCTTGGTGAACGGGTTGAGGCTGTAGGCATTGCAGACGATCAGGGCCGCTGCAATCTCTTCCTGGCTGAGCGCGTCTTCCTGCTTGTTGGCGCGGAAGATGGTGTTGGCTACGATCGAGAGAACCTTGGCGGGTTCCAAGTCGTAGGCCGTCGCAAACTTCGTGATGACGCCCTGGCGCTGAGTTACAAGCGCCGTGCTTTGCTGCTGCTGTTCTGCCACTGGATCACCTTACCTTTCGGGGTTAGGCGGCTCTTGCGAACTCGCCGTGATACTGTTTAGCCGCTTCTTTATAGCGGTTGTGAGCCTGCCTCTTTGTCTTAAAAATGCCGAGATAAGTTTTCTTCCCGTTGACGCTAATCTGGGCTACCCATCTATCCACTAAAGGGTGTTTGTAAATTCCACGCAAACCGGAAGTGTTGTGCTTCCGCATTTCGATGTTACAGCCGTTCTGCGCATGTGTGGCGATTCTTAGATTAGACCGCCTATTGTCCAGCGTGCGCTTGGTTTTGATGTGGTCCCCTTCGCGCGGATCGCCTGGCTCAAGCCCTAGAATCTGGCGGTGCATCGGCATCTTTCCACCCCTTTTCCCGTTAACCATGGGCAATTCACGTAGAGCGTACCACTTCTTTGTGACTTTATCGAAACGCGCGTGCCACTTGAATACCGCCAAACCAGGATAGTCCTCGTCGTCAACGAGCGCACGCATTCCTTGAGTGAGACGAATCCACTTCATTTACGCCACCACGCCCGCAAGTAAGCCGTGATCTCCTTCGGCGCAGTGAACTCCTTGACGACCTCGGGATGCAGCGGGCCAACCTTCTTGCCCACTTCGCTCCAGTTCGTCGCATCCTTCGTCTCAGGCCGGACCCAGCCTATCGCTCCCAGCGGTGTAACGCATTTCTGAGCGTCCCCCAACAGCGCCCGGAGTTGGTTGTTGGCGAACTGCTTGTTCTCGCCTGCCTCCTTCTCCTGGTCGTCGGCCAGCTTCATCCTCATCGTCCAGTGGATGATGTCCGGCGTCGGCTGGAGTATCTTGCCAGTGTTCAAACTGAATTTGCGGGCGAGGTACTTCCCGTAGGACTCGGACTGGTCGATGGGCGGCTCGACGCGCTTGACGATGTATTCCTCCCAGAACTCTCGGCAAGCGGAAATGGTGTCGCGCTCCAGGTCCATATCGCGCTTGATTCGATATTGGCGCAGGTCTGAGCCAGCGAACAACACGGCCAGGTTCCACGCCGGCGTCTCTGTCGTCGCCATATACCAAACACATTGCATCAAGTATTGGGCCGGGATTTCATCGGTGTCGGCATCCCCCCATTCTTCCGAGCGGCGCCCAGCCGTCTTGATCTCCAGGCCGGTGTGCTCGTTCGCTAAGTAGCCGTCAGGCATTCCAAGCATCCATGGGTAGCGGCCAGTTATGATCGTGCTGTCTTCCCATCGAGACGACTTCGGAAACAACACACCGAGGTCGCACGGATCAATGACTTGGACGTTGAACCGCCGCGCGTATTCTTCGCGGATCACTGGCTCCAGCAATACCCCCCAACGCAGGCAGTCTTTGTCTAGATCCACGCGGCGCTCGGGATGGACCTTATCCTCCCAAACTTCAATCGGACGCCGCCAGGGGGATAAGCCAAGCACGGCGGCTGCGTCAGTTCCCCCAAGTCCATTGCGCCGGGACATTGCCCAACTTTCCTTTTGCTCAACTACCGACATACGATCTCCTTATGCTACTCTTGCGAACTTACCGTGATGAAGCTCCGCTCCGTGGCAGTAGGCTGCATAGGCTGCTTCTTTGGTTGTAAAAAATCCGAGATGTATTTCCTTGCCGTCAATCATAATTCGGGAACGCCAGCGGCTTTTTTGCTTGCTCCACCCGATCCCTTTGAGTCCGCAACTGCTCCGGCCTGAACTGGGACGATTCATTTGATTTTGAGACTTGGTTGCGATTCGGAGGTTTTCTTTCCCGTCAACAAATTTTCGATTGTCGAGGGTATTGCGCAAGCCGTGATCGCCTTCGCGTTTATCCCCCTTCTTGAGTCCAAGTACCTCTCGGTGCATGTAAACGATGATCCTATTGACGTAACAGCGCGCATAAAAACATTTATTCCATTTACTCCACCAGGCGTGCCACTTGTGAGCGCTGAGGCGGTTGTAATCCTCATCGTCCACGATGGCGAACTGGCCTTGCGTAAGTGGAATGCGCTTCATCACTTGCCTTTCAGTGCCCAAATCCTCTCAACGGGCAGTTCGATGAACGCTGCGATTTTGAGCGCGCTGTCCAGCCTAGGGGTGCAGCCGTGCTCGATCTGGCAGAGTGTGGCATTGCTGACTTTGATGTGCTTCTCCACTTGCCGGATCGTGACACCCTTGCTTTCCCTCATGCCCTTAATGTCCACTAGCAACCGCGTCTTGGTGGGTCTCTGCGCGGTCACTGAGATGCGCTTGCCGGGTTTCATTTGCGAAAGTTTCATATCGCAACCATCCTAGAGAATCAAACCCGCTTTGTCAAGCGAATTATTTTCGTCGCCCGTCTCCGCGTCGCCTACCCTCTCATTCCGGGCGCGTTTGCCGTTCCGGGCCAGCGTGTTTCCCACAACGAACTTGCCGGGATGGTACGGGCACTCGTAGCTATTCATCGGCACCTGGTACACGATCTGCGACGCTTTGGCCGCATCGGCGGCCTTGCGCGGGCTGTTGTAGTGCCGCTTGCCGCGGCAGGCTGAGGCCCATTTTTCCGACAATTTAGTTACCTCTTTCCTGTGGGCATCCGTTCGATGTAGGTGTTCATCGAGCAAGCCAGCGAGACGGCCGTCTCCTTGAGGAACTCCAGGTCTTCCAGGGCAGCACCGCGATAAGGTGTGTCGTTGTCGAACTGGACGGTGAAAACTCGCTCGCCGATCCTCACTTTGATCTCGACATCCTCGCTCATGCCAGCAACCTTTCTTCCCGGCTCATTCGCGGATCGCGCTCTGCTGCCACGCTTTTCTTGCCGGGGTCGCGCTCGCGCAGGTACTCCCGGTAGATGCCCCAGGTGTACTCCCGGCTGGGTACGAGGAAGTTAGGTTTGCAGCTCAGCACATCGGCAACCCGCATCAGCATCCATAGTGGCATGGCGCTTTCTCCATCCTCCCAACGGTAAATCTCGTTGCGGTGGACGCCCAACTCGGCCGCCAGCGCCTGCTGGGTCAAGCCTTGCGCCTTGCGCCGTAACTCCAACTTGCGACCGAGTTCTTGATAAAATAAGGCCTCGATCTCGCCATCTTTGCGGTTCGCGTTCATAACTCAAACCCCTCCAGCGTGGCGATTGCGCGCACGTACTTGCGCACCAGCCGCGCAACGTCGGCACCATGAGCCTGGGCCAGCACCAGCCGGTCGATGCGCAGGCTGTCAGCCAAGTCGGCCAGCTTCACGCGCACCGCGACCTCGCCCTCGCCGCCTGGGTAAGCCTTCGACCATTTGAGCAGCCGCTGGATGTAGTCAGGGTACGGCTCGCCCTTCTGCCGGCTGAGTGCCCAGACTGCCGAGCCTACCAGGTCGCCAAAGGTGCCGAGGATCTCACCTAGACCGATCTCTGAGTCCTCCACCACGTCATGCAGCAGAGCAATGATCGTCGCGTCGAAGTCGGTCCCCATGGCGCCAGCGACGCGCAGGGGGTGGGCTAGGTAGGGCTGGCCGCCCTTGTCGAGTTGGTGTTGGTGCGCGCGCATGGCAAGTTCTAACGCTTGGGCGAGCTGAGTTAGGCGCTCACTCATCGCGCACCCTCCGCCGCCCGCTGCTCGGCCTGGATGCGCTGCCATGCGTCATAATCTGGCTCGTAGCGAACACAATTGCAACCTTTCACTCCGCAGACTCGTCCCTTGCTCACCCACACCCCTACGGCGTAGTGGAAATCTGAGGGGTGCCCACAACCACATGGTATCTTGCGCTCAGTCTGCACGCCCGGCCTCCGTCTTTGGCGCATTCATCACAATCTTCTCCCACGCGCTGCGCCATGCCTTCGCGGACGTTCCGCATGGGTCGCTGATCTGCCGCCCGCCGTCGTCCGGTCTGCCTACTGAGATGGTCCACCGCTTGTCCGGCGTCGTGTTCCAGTTCGGATACGCCAGCGCCAGCCGGTACACCTCGATTACTCGCTGCCTGTCACTGATTCGATTCATTGCCTTGTCCTTTCTGCAATTCCTCCGCCAGTGCTGCGCGGGCTGTCTTCATATACCGCCGTGCGTCTCATCCATTCTGCCTTCTCCGCTAGTTCCGCCTGCTGCTCGGCTGCTACCGCGTCCAGGTCCGTCGCGCTGGCCTGAGCCTCAGCAAGCTGGCGCTCAAGATCGGCATATTTGAAGCGTAACGCCAGCAATTCCTCGCGTGTTTCATCGCGTGTAGCTGTCTTAGCCATTGCTCGGTCCTTTCTCCGCAGCGCGGGCGGCGACGTGGGTGATTCCTCCCTGTATCTCGGCATCTGCTGCTATTTGCCGGATGTCTTTCAAAAATTCATGCTTCCCGCCAACTGAAAATTGACATAGCCCAGCTTCGGCAAGGATGTCCATCTTCTCCACCTGCTCCTTGAGCGCGTCTCGCTCGGCTGTGAGGGTGGAGATGCGCTCGGTTTCTAATATCTTAGCGAGTTTGCGCACGAACATAGTGCGGTCATGTTCTCCAGACACAGAGCGCAAGTTTTCTGCAATTATCTGCATAGCAACTCTACTTACTTGGTCCGCTGTCATTTCCGGCAGATCATCCGGTATCTTCAACTCAGCCATTGCTCGGTCCTTTCTCCGCAGCGCGGGCGGCGATCAGCGCGTCGTATCCAACTTGCGTTTGGAAGATAATTCCCAGGGGAGTTCTTTCCTGCACCCGCAATATCAGACGCGCTTCGTCAACGCTCACCGGCGCTTTCAACCGCTCCACCTGCGCCGTGAGCCGCTCGATCTCGCGCTCCTTGGCCGCAAACTGGTCCACCGTGAATGTGCGCTCTGCGGGCACACATGAGGGCACCGCGATCACCGGCTGCCCACTGGAATTGTCGCAGCTAGTCTCCGCGGGCACTTCCGTGCGGCGGGCGAGCATCTGTTGAATCTTCGGATACCCTTCGGCGTCGAGTTTCGCGCCGCATAACTGACATTTATCCATTTGATCCTCTTCTTCCCTCGGATTTTTCTCTCGATGTAAACATGGACGCTGGCAAGATGATAGCTAAAAGCAGCGTCAATGGACCGCAAAAAAGAAAACCGATGGGTTGAACGTCGGCAAGGAATCTTTTCTGTTTGAAGTAGATCAGAACGCCTCCCAATAACGCGCTGCCAAACCAAATTACAGAAAACATCCAGCTATCCATCATCATCCTCCTGCGGTCATGCCGCGCTTGAGTTGCTCCAGCGCCGCCTGTAAACGGGCAATGATAGAGGCGGTGCGATACGACTCCTTGGCAAACTGCCGAATGTCTCCATCAGCGGGTATATTTTTCCCGTTAAACAACCAGTCACAAATGCCATCTTCATACTTCGGAGATTCGTAGTGTTCCGACCTTTCCTCATCGTCGCCCCATCCATCTTCAAACGGGTCCGCGAATCGTTCCTGCATGTGCGCTATATCCGACTCCAGACGCCGAATCTCCTCAAGCC